AACTTTTTACGTAGACAAATTGCTGGTGCAGGCCAATTAGGCGGCAGTCCTCCAACTGGATTTAAACTGGGTGGAACCGTTACTGGTGGCCCAATTTCCAGTGGCAGTAGCATATCTGTTACCGGCTTAGGTCAGGCTCCCGGCACACAAGTTTTCAATAAAGGTGATTTGATTACCTTTACTGAGGCTGATGGTGTGTTCATGGTTAATCCATTAACTTACGATGATCTTAGTACAACTGCACAATTTGTTGTAACGGCAGATGTGATTTCAGCTGGTGGTAGTAATGCGACAATACCTGTTAGTCCAGCAATCGTTGTTAGCGGCGCAAGGCAGAATATTTCAGCGGCAATTCAAACTGGCGCTCAGGTTTTGCTTGTAGATGACCATAACGTCAGTATTGCATTCCACAATCAAGCGGTTGTGTTTGCAGCTCCTCCAATCAAGGAATTGAAAGGCGGTGTAGATGCGCTTACGACTTATAGTGATCTTTATAAGTTAGCGATGACTTACTCTCTTGGTGCGGATATCCGTAATTACATCCAGTTAGATCGTCTGGACGTAATTGGCGGTGTTTCAATCAATCCTGAGTTTGCTGTAATCGTGCTTTCGTAAGTAAAAGACAAAACAGGGTGGTTGAAAAGCTGCCCTTGTTTTAAGGAGTTTTGCATGGAGCAAGTTGAATATCTTGGCCAATGGGTTAGCAAAGAGCATTTCAGGGCATGGGTTTATAATGCGACTGGAAGGAAAATTGCCAATACATGGGATGAGTTTGCCAAGTTGATTGATAGTGGTTTATGGTTTGCATCTCAGGATGAGGTAAACGCAAAACCAGTTGAATCAGCTAAAAAAGTAACTGGCAGGAAGCCAAAAAATGACGCAAACAGTTAAGCAATTCGTTGAGGATAGCTATCAGCTAGTTAGCGCAAGCACGCCAACTACACCTTTGCATGGCAATGATATGTCAAAAGGTGTGCAGTTTCTCAATCAACTGCTTAATCAATATAGTGCCACGGGTTTGATGACAACGATTGCCAAAGAGATTGTATTTCCGTTATTGGCTGGCGAAAGTTTCAAAACATTTGGCTCACCTACTTATCTTCCAACACCTGATGTGGTGCAAGGTCGTTTATCCAACATGCAAAATGCATGGCTTGAACTGGATGGCGTGACCTATCCATTAATGATTGAGAATAGAAATACATTTTATGCTTCATATAAATATCAACCTCAACTTGGCTTGCCACGGTTTGCCATTATCCAGAATCAGGTTGATCTTACTCAGGTGCAATTTTATCCTGGAGCCTCACAGGGATATGATGTACATATCTATGGAAAATTTCAGCTTCCCGATTTAACTGAAAATGACACTATGGTGTCTCTACCAACTTATTACATTCTTTATCTGCAATTTGCATTGGCGAAATATCTGGCGTTTTATAAAGGTCGTTCTCTGGCCTGGACTCAAGCATTGCAGGATGAGTTCATGGAATTAAAGAAAGATATGGAATCTGTCAGTTCAGTAAATTTAAATATTGAAACTGAGCAGGAATCTTATCTTAATGGGGCGTGGCGCGTCCGGGCAGGTGTCTAATGCCAACCGATGTCAAGCCAGTTGAAATGCCTATTATTGGTTATTATGACCAGCAAAGATTTAAACAATTTAATCCATCAGATTGCGCAAATTGGTATCTGGTTGATGATGAGTTAGGTAAGAAAAAAATAGCAATGTATCCTACTATGGGTAGACGGCATATTCATTTGCAGGATCAAAACAAACTTATTTTTGCTGCAGAGCCAAGAGCAATATTTCATAGTGTTAATTATTCTTATATTGTCGTTCTTGATGCTATTTTTCGAGTAGATAAATTTTTTAATGTACTTGAAATTAGCCAAGGAAAAGTTACAACACTGGATGGTGATGTATTTTTTGATTACCTTGTCACGCCAAGCATTACTTTTGCTGCTTTTGTAGATGGTCAGAATATTTATGTTTATCGGGAAGATACTGGCGCATTTGATATTCAGTCAGGTATAGGCGTTCCAACGAAACCAAAATTTATTGCTGCATTTGGCAATCGTTTTGTTGTTTCGCAAGCAGAAAGCTCTCAGTTTAATTTATCTGAAATTAATCTTGGTGGTAATTCTTATCTGCCAACTATGTCTTTTAATATTGCCGGATTTGCAGTATTTGCGCAAGAAAGCGGAATTATACGGCAAATGGCAGTCTTGCATAATACGCTCTATATTTATACTGATTTCACGACAGGTGTATGGTCAAATAATCCTTCGAATTTTTTTTCTACTGGCGGAGTGAAAACTACATTTCCTCTTACAAATAACAAAACCTATGCATGGGATTTTGGCATGGCCGACCCGAAAACGCTTTCGGTTGGTTTCAGTATGCTTACATGGCTTGCTCAAAATAGTGAAGGTATTATTCAGGTCATGTCTAGCTCTGGCGATAAGCCAAAACGAATCAGCACAAGAGCAATTGATATTTTATTTCAACGAAATTATCGACAGGGAATTGTCGGCGCATTAAGTCCATTTTTAAATGGGAATGCGAATGGTTTTCTATATCAATGGGAAAATACTATTTTTTATCGTTTATCGGCTGGCGATTATTCAGGTACAGGCTTACTCGATCAGGATCAGAACGCAAATAGTATTGAATATAATTTTGAAACAGATACATGGCATCGCGTTATTGAGAAAAATGGTGAACGAAATCGCATACAACAACATACTTTCTTTAATAACACGCATCTTGTTACTGTACAGGGTGATAAAACTGTCTATGAAATGTCTGGTCAGTTTTATGATAATGAAGTAACTAATCCAGATCAACCGGATAGTCAGGCAACTGATGCATATATTCGCGAACCATTCAGGTATGAGCGTGTTACCTCGATTATATCATTGCCAGACTATGGTGAATTTATTACACCGTGGGTTGAGATTGATTTTGTCTGGGGTGAAAACTTTACTTTCTTCTCGGAATCGCCATTTGCCAATGCGCAATTTTTAATTGATGAAGATGCGGTTGGTGGTGAACCTGTTTATTTAATTGATGAAGATGCGGTTGGTGGTGAGCCGGTTTATTTAATAGCGGATGAAGGCAATACGCCTCAGATAAATGAAGCGACTTACAATCAATTATACAAGCCGCATATTGAACTTTATTGGTCAGACGATGGTGGCATTTCATTCTTTGCCGCTGATGTTCTTGAATTTAGTCAAATCGGTGTTTATCAATGGCGCATGAGATGGTATCAACTCGGTGCATCAAGGAATCGATGCTATAAGCTAATATGCGTCAGCTCGTCGCCTATCGTCATTCTTGGCGGTATTATGGTTTTAGAGAGGTGCAGCGGTGGAGCTTCCTGAAATTAAGAAAATTCAAATGCAGGATTTGGACAGATGGTTTTCTACCTTGTCAGACGGCATTAATTATAATTTACAGGAAATTGAAAAAGCACTTCCGGCATCACTAGGAGCGGATAAGAACTTATCAACTATTGATACCCCGCCAATACAGTATTTGAAAAATGCATTAGATGGCTTAGTTGATAATTTAAATAAAAATTTAGGTGGTTTATCATCTGAATTTGCTAAAATGGATAAACGTATCAAGTCACTGGAAGACGCGATTACGAAAAAAGGAGCATAAGGATATGGCCTTCGGATTAGATGCAATTGGCGCAGTGCCTGGAATGATTCATTCATTTTGGAACCCGCAAGAGGGTTATGAAGATGCTGCGAAAGAATATGAAAAATATTACAACGAAGCAAAAGGCGCGCAGGAACCGTTTAGGCAAAATGGTCTTGATCAAACTGGTCGTTTAAATACTGCTGAAAATAATTTGCTTGATCCATCTAAGCTTTTGAGCGAATGGATGGATAAGTACAAAACTTCTCCTTATGCTCAGCGCTCTATGCAAAATGCTTCGGCTTCTGGCCTAGATGCTGCAAGCTCACAAGGCTTATTGGGTAGCTCAGCTGCTACTCAGAATATCCAGCAATCATCATCCGATATCATGAATAAAGATCGTTCGGAATATCTGCAGGATTTAATGAAAAAATACATGGCTGGAGTGGGAATAGGCAAAGATATGTATGGTATTGGCGCGACAACAGCTGGGAATATGAGCAATCAGGCTATGCAAATGGGCGGAGCAATGGGTCAGGCAAAATATGGCGCTACAAATGCACCGGGTGACATGGCTAGAGATTTAATTTCTGCCGCAGCCAAAGCTTATGGTGGCGGAGGAGGAGCTTAACATGGACGCAAGATTACCAATTTCCGCACCTAATCGTTCTTTTGATGATGTTTTTGATTATCTGGAAAAAGTACGCGCCAGAAAAGCAGGTCAACCATTAAAGGATGCTCAGGCTAAAAATGAATTGGCTCAGGCGAGTCGTAATGAAGAATTGGCTAAACTTCCTTTTGGTGGTCGGGAAATGCCCGGGGCTGCAGGTAAAGCTTTAGCTGTTGAAATGATAAAGCGTAAATATGGTGAAAATAGCCCTGAATATCAATCAACTAAAAAACTTTACGATCTTGAAACACGCAGAGCCGAACAGACAATGGCTTATCAGCAATCATTGATGGACACGCAAGGCAAACGTTTTGCCACGCCAGAAGGAAAACGCGCTCAGGAAGAAGCTGAAATAGATCAGGGTGTTATGCCAGGTTCCGCTGTAGGTAATAGAACGGGTACTACATTAAGACCTGACCAGCAAGAACGTTTGAAAGGAATGTATAAATTAAAAGATTTAAAAGATGTTACTGATACTGGAGTACGTCAACGAATTTTATATGGAAAGAATGTTGAAAAAACTGTTGATAATTTAAATGTGGATAATCTTACAACCTATTCAGGATTAAAGGGCGCGACTGAATTGGTTAAAGATTCTTTGGCTTCAGCGCAAGGAAATGCTTCTCCAAAATATATTGCCTACAAGGAATCATTGGTTGCTGCTAATACATTGGCAAAACAAGTTAGGCAATTTTATGGAGATTCAATCACACCTTCTGTACAAAATGATTTGAAAAAATTAACTAATTCATCTTCATGGATTGAAGATCCAAAAGCAGCTAAAGCACGTTTCAATAAATTTAAACATATATTAAAAACAGAAATGAAAACATTTACTTCAGCTGCTAAAAATGCAGATATTTATGATGAAACTCCAGAAGAAGGAACCGCTCCCGCGCAACCTGCATCTGGACTGACGTATAATCTTGCTACAGGAGAATATGAATAATGGGAATGGTTAATGTGAAATTGCCTGATGGCACTATGCAACCAATGTCCTATCCTGATGACTGGTCAAAAGATCAGATCAAGGAAGCTATTCATAAAAAATTTCCTACTCCTGATCAAGGCATGTCATCACAAGCACAGCCTACGGCACCGCAAGCGCAGCAACAGCAAGGAAGTGCTTATCAGGACTTCATGAACCCAAAAAAAGTTGATTCGCAAGGTCAGCCAATGGTTGAAACTTTTATGGGAAGAATGCCAGAAAATCCACAGGAATTTAAAGGTGGCACACCTGAAAATAAACAATTTACCGAGGATTTAATTAATTCTTCTGGTGGTGGCCCAGGCATAAAAATGGTTGCTCAGGCTCCATTTAAATTAAGTCTGAAAAATATTGTTAAAGGTATTATTGAAAACAAGAATAAAGAAAAATTATTTCATACCACTGAATATAATAAAATATGGGATGCTGCGAAAACTGCAGGAGTTAATGATGTTACTATTGATTACAGCAAGCTTGGTTTTCCAGTATTAATGAAATCAGGTGTAAATAGTAAATATATACGGCCATTGAAAGAATTAATGATAAATCCAACATTAGAAAATGCTCAGAAAGCGCAAAGCGATTTGGGTAAATTTATTAATAGCCAGCAATTAAGCAAAGAAGTTTTGACTTCCGAAGAAAATGCAGCAAAAGAAGCTGCTATCAAAGCGCAAGAACATATTAAAGATATGATGTTTCGAGATAAGGCTGGGCAAATTAATCAGCCATTAAAAGATGCTTATACAAAAGTTTCTGCTAGCTATGGAAAAAATTTCAAACCATATGACATTCCTCCTATTAAGAAATATGAAGCTGGAAAAATGACTGCCAAGCAATTAATGTCAAAATTAAAAAGTGGTTCGTTTATGGCAGAGAAAGGTGCGGCTCATCCTGAAATTGAAAGACGCGATATGATGATGGAATTTCTTAAAAATGCTGGCATACCCATTACTGCTGTTGGTGCAACGATGGCGGGTGGTGGATATCTAATGGATAAACTAACTGGCAAGAATGACTAAAGGAAACTGACTATGTTTGTACGCGCACCTAATCCAATATGGTACTTGCCTGACTTAACTGGCTTGCCTTTAAATGATGAGTACTATGCATTTTTTTTGACAAATACATTGCCATACATTCCACAGGCTGTGTACCGAGACAATCAGGGAATGACAGTCTGGACAAATAGCGTATTACAATTTTATCCAAATGGAACGCTGCCAGATAATTTATATTTTGATCCTAATTTAGTCTATCGAATTGAAATCAGGCATGGATCGAGTCAGACTGATGCACTTATTTATGAGATAAATGATTTTGTTCCCGGGCCATCCAATTCCATTATTACTAATGCTGTATCGATATTGTTTGCTGAAAATCAGATTAGCAATGGAAATTTTTCATTAGTAAATTTTTCAGCGACAGTGCTTTCACCTACTGTTCCGACAATTACGATTACAGTTGCAGGTACTTATGAAATCTCTCCAGGTTGGTTTTTAACATTAACTGGCTCTGGCACAACTACTTTAACGCAGAAGATTTATTCTGGCTCAAGTGCTGCGCTTGAACCTAATGCAATAAATTATGGTCTGAATATTTCTAGCTCAGGATGGTCGGGCGTTATCCTGTATCAGAGATTTAATAATAATGGAAATATATTTGCTGATGGTGCGATTAACATTTCATTCCTTGGGAGAGCGCCAAGTTCAGCGCAATCTGTTAGTGCCACCTATTCGCCAAGTGATTCAGGTACACCAACAACCGTTATTAATACTTCTGTCCTGACAGGGCATTATGTTACTTATTCAGGTACAATGAATTTGCCTGTGCAAGATAACTCTGATTTAAGCTCTGTTGCTTATACAGATATTATTTTCACTTTGCCAACTACGGGTGCAGTTGAAATAACTGATGTGCAGGTAGTAGGACAAAATACCCCATTAATTGATCCTGCTACATCAATGCCTTATGCCACTCAGACATTGATTTCAACAATTAATCCTGAATATCAGCAAACAACGGAAGAAAGAAATCTCGATCATCTTTTCCATTATTATGCTGATGCATTAATTGCACAACCAAAAGATAGTTTACTTGCTGGCTGGAATTTCCCATTGAATCCTTGGCAATTTACAACAACTGCCATAACCAATGTTGCAAATAATGGATATCATGCCGCTGATCAAACAATTATGATTCAGCAAGCCTATGTTGCTTCTACGACGGCAAATAATATTGCTGTTGGACAAGCGATTAATACAAATAATTTCGCCTTGCAAATAAATGCTGTTACAGCAACGAACCAATTTGGCATCGTTCAATATATTGATACTGCAACGATTGCGCCATATTGGGGAAAAACTTTATCTGCAATGGTAAAAGCAAAAATCACTACGATTAATTCATCCAAAATAGCAATGAAGATGCGTTTATTTTCCAAGTTAACTGTGCCGGGAGCTGTATCACAAACCGATCCAGTATCGGCATGGGTTTCTGGAAGCGATCCCGTATTTGCGGCTGGCTATACAGCAATTATTCCTGAAAATGATCCGATATTTATTTTATCTGATGCAACTG